TGGGTCGAAACCAGCAACAGGACCAGATGGGTCTGCACTAGCACCAAAAGCACCTGAAGCACCAGCAGCATTGCCAGCCATTGTAGGTGTTTCCATCAGGTTAATACCCTGAGAGAAAGCAGCTTCTTCTTTTAAAAACTTTTCTTGATTTTCCAGCAGGACAGCAGTAACTGCTCTTCTGTGACCATCCTTGATTCCATCTAGACCTTCATAGTCGAGAAGGGGAGCCCACTTTTCCTGCAGATGTTCAGATTGGAACATTTGCGTTTACCTTAGTGATTGTTTGTTTGAATTAATATTAAATTCAGTTTTGCTTGAAAGCACCCAGTGATCTGAGATATACATCCATAGATCCTGAAACAGGATTGTTGGTGCTATCTACACCCTCAGAGAGAGTCTGAGATGATTGGGTCTTTGCAGCAGGAGCTGTTCTGGAGAAGTATGACTCCTTCAGAGTTTCCAGCTTTTCACGATATTCTTCTTCACTTTCAAACTCCACACTTTCTGCAAGTGAGGCGAGCTTCTCCTTCTGTGTCTCAGCAAGACCAGAGGAAACTTGATCAAGAATACCTTGTGCAGATGACTCAGCAAGTCTTCTGTTCAGACCAATATTCTTATCAATTTGCTCATTGAGCTTGGTTTCCATGTCATCAAGTTTTTCTACCATGCTTTCCAGCACATCATATTTGTCTTCAGGGATTGTTACATAATGTTCTTCAAAAAGATCCTTCATGCCTGAGAGGAAACTCTCAGTCATTTCAGATTTAATACCATGTTCTACAGCCAGTTCATTCTCAGACATCCACTCTTCGCAGACATACTCAAGATATGAATCAACTCTTTCAACTAAAGTAGTTTTAAGTTCTTCTTTAGTTTCATCAAGTTGTGACTGATATTGTGTTTCCAGGGTTTCCTGGATATCTTTTACTTTAGAATTTAGAGCAGCTTCAAAGACAACCTTTGCTTTTTCTCTAAACTCTTCGGAGAGTTCTTCACCACCCAAGAGTGCATTGACATCTTCATCCATGTCATATGCTTCCTCAGTTGTTTCAGATACAACTTCCTGATCTTCAGCAACTTCTTCCTCAGAAACAACTTCATCCGTAGATTCAGTTTCTTCCTTAGACATTTTTTGCATTGAATCAGCAGGTTTAGCACCTTTATTAACAACGTCTTTTACGGTCTTAATCTTAGGTTCTCTGAGCTTAGCAGAGTCATCATCTGTTTTGTAATTTTCTGGTGTTGGACCGCCAAGATCTTCATAAGATCCTGCTAATGAAGTATCCATTGAATCACCAGCCTTAGCACCAGAATTGACCGCAGTCTTGGATTGCTTAGTGCCTACTTCCATTTCTTGTAAATCTCCACGAGACATTTGAACTCTCCGATTACCTGTCTTAAACTATATTTATTTATAAATTAAAACCTTTGATGTCAAAGGTTATTGAGAAAATTATTGAATACACTCAATTTCTTCTCATCAAGTTGCTTTTGATCAACTAAAGTATTGATCTCAGCGTATGTTTTGGCAGCAAGTTTTTCTCTTAAAATTCCACCATCCCACACCCATTCTTTGCCTTCCATAATGCCTTCAACAAAGGCATCTGGAGCAGAGGGGTCAGCAACAATATCAGCAGCAGTTGCTAGCATGAAATCATCACCAACAATACTTACACCTTCTCTAGTTGCTTTAAGTGAACCAATACCTCTAGAGGAAACACCCAGTTTTACACCTTCATCAATCAAATTTTGGGCAATTTTCCCCATTGGTGTATTTAAAATTTTTGCTTTACCAATAAAATTTGTTCCACTTTCTCTCAATGAAACAATTTTGTGTGATACTCTATCAAGATTAACAGTAGGTCCTTCTGGGTGTCCCAGTTCACCTAATGCTCTACCAGCCTTTACATGATTCTCATTGTATCTTTGAACTTCCTTTCTAAGGACATTCATAGGATACATTCTACCATTTCTGTTTTGAAGATCACCTTGTAAAAAGATGCCTTCAATAAACATTGACTTTTTGCCACCTACACTTTCTACAAGAAAGTCAACTGATTCGATTTCTTCTCTGATTAGTTTCATTTTTCCTCAGGAAACTTGTACTTGTTGAATGAATGCTGTTCCAGTGCCAGCGTTAGTTTTTAAAGATATTTTAATTGATCTTCTCAATTCAGCATATGGTGCATTTACTGCAGTGACAATGCCACTTGAATCATGATCAACTACTACCCTTGTTGCAAAAAATCCACCAATGCCTGCAGTTTGATTAATACTGCTTAAAATTTTATGTTCAAAATCATAATATGATTGTCCATCCACAGTAAGGGAAACAGCGTTTCCTTCTCCAAAAGGACAACCTGTTCCTTCAGGAAAATCAAGAATAGTTGTTGTGCCTGTTGTAATACCAATAACTGCTTGTGAAGCAACTGGACCAAGACTAATTTTTTCATCACCACCACCCCCTGAAGGAACATATATGTCAGTTGCAACTGCAACTGGAAGAGTTCCTATTGCAACATGAACACCTGCTCCCTCTGCAACAATCCTGAGAGTATCAGTTTGTTGTTTAAATGCAGCAGAAGCAGCTGCTGTACCACTTGTTGATATGACTTGTCCAGAACCAACTGGTTTTAATGCGCTCGCCATTTCTTTGAATTACAATAGACCTGTATTATGTATTTAGTTTTCTTCTTCATCAGAAGAAATTTTAACCTCTGGTTCAACTGATTGTTGTTCTTCAGGTTGATCACCATCAAAGATTGAATTCATAATATTTGGTCTTGCATCAGTTACTTTATCAGCAGTCTTTGCAAACAAAATATCTTTAATTTTATCGCTGATTTGATTTGGTGATTCATCTTTCACCAACAAATCCATTAATTCATCCATTTTGTATAAGATATAATATGTTTATTTATATTTCCCCACCTGTGGGTGTTTCAAATTTCTTTTCTTCTACCTCTGGAGCTTGGGGTGTAGCACCCATTAAACCACCAGATGTATCACCAGGTTGAGGTGGAATTGGTTGACCAGTCATCGGATCAATTGCCATTTGACTTGGATCAGGAATAATACCATCCTTAATTTCTTTTTCAATCAATGCATCCTGTTCAATAATTTCTTGATCAGTTTGGCGTAAAATTTTACGTCTTACATAATCATTAGAGTAAAACTTACCAACATAAGGTTCTGCCAAAGTTGCTAGATTAATTCTTTCAGTAGTAAGTTCTGCCTCTTTGAGTTCAGCAAAGTGATTGTCATAGAGAAAATCATACTGAATATGATCAGACATTAACTCCCAATCTTCAGGAGTTACAACATTTTTTAGAATAAGTTGTGTCTTTAAAAGATCCTGGAACATGTGGGAGAATCTTTTTCTCATTCTTCCAACAAACTTGGAGAATTTGATTTCATCTCTTAGAATTTCAGATGATCTTCCTAGTGAGAAACCACCCTCTCCTTGAATTCTAGTTTCAGGTACATTGAGTGCTCTATATAACTTCTTTTGAAAGTAATTGATATCAGTAATCTCACCAAGATTTTGTCCACCTGGAAGTGTAGTGATCTCAGTCCCTCTACCACCTTCACGTCTAGGAAGCCAGAAGTCTTCCATCATGGACATATGTTTTTTATCATCACGAATTTCACCTGTGTTTGCATCATAGACAAGTTTATTTCTGTAACGAGTCATTACATCACGCAGATATTGCTCTGCTTTTACCTTAGGAAGATTGCCAACATCAATGTAAAAAATTCTACGTTCTGGTGCTCTTGAAAGTCTGTAGATGACAAGAGAATCTTCAATCATCATGAGTTGATTGAGTGGTTTGATTGATTTATGTAACCAAGAAAGAGTTAATCCCTTGTTTCTATCAACTAATCCAGAGGTACAATAACAAACAGAATCTTTTGTTAATTTAACACCATTGCTTGATACTTGTGTTCCATATCCAGTTTTTTTCTGTCCCTCAGTATAAACAAAATACTCTTCAATTTCTGGAAAATCATATTGATTTGGTTGTTCTTGTTTTATAAAAGCACCATCACCTTTCTTTTTTACAATTTGACGAATAAAACGCATCTTAGATGCATCAATATATCTTAGTTCTTTAATTCCTTCTGTAGGATTTTTTTGATCAATTACTTTATTATAATATAATCTACCATCAATATACCAATTTCTAAAAATTTCATGTGCTTTAGTATCAAAATCTAGAAGATCTAAAATAAATCTAAACTCTTCTCTAATTTTTTTCTTTATACCATCACTTGCATTAAGGTTTGAAAGTTCAATTTCTACAGGTGAATCATTAGTATCTGCTACAATTGCTTCATTAACTATGTCTTCAATTGCACTATCACATTCAGGATATAGTGACATTGATCTATATCTTCTAATAAGATCATTTTCATTCTTGTAAATACCTTCAATATCTACATAAGAACCAAAAAAACCAGAACTAACATAATTCTCAGATCCATCCTGATTGTTAGGAGGAACTGGAGATATTAGTCCTGGTGGTTGCTTCTCATTATCATCAATTGAGAAACCAAATAATTTGGCCATTATATTAAAAACTAGACTTATGTCTAGTTATTTATTCATTTTATACTATCTCCTTATCCTTACCAGTCTTAGAATCAGATCTTCCATCTTCACCTATACCAATGCTAAATTCTTGTACCTGTAAAGTTACAGAGAATTCTTCAATAGTATCAGATGAATCATAACTTAAATCAATAGAAGATACTTCAGTTGGGAAGACATCTAGGAACTTGTAAGATCTTAGAATTGATTGATTTAAATTACCTTCAGGATGAGTTGCTGCATTTTTAGCAGCTCCTCTTCCTAACTGATAAACATAAGCATCAGTCATATACGAAGTAGGATTTGTAACTCCAGTAGCATGACTCAAATCACTAATTGTATTCATCCAAGCTTCAAAAGAAGACCTCATTCTAAAGTTTTCATCATTAATGATAGTAATAGTCCAAGGTTCAAAAGTTCTGTCTCCAGCAACTTTTAAAATTCTACCCCTAAAAGGAACAGGAACTTCAGCAACTGTTGAAGCAGGAAGTTGTGCAGCTTTACAAAAGAACCTAAGTTCATTATTTCTGCTGACATTCCAATTAGCTTGACTTGATTCAGTAACTGCAGTTGGAAATGTGGGGATTGATACCTCAAATAGATTAGGGCGAGCACCACCGCCCTTTAATCTAGTTTTAAAACCTTGAAGGTTTTTGGTGGTTAAACTGTTTGCCATTGTTGATTACCTCTTGATTATTTTATATTATTTAAATTACCCAATCACTTCATTGAACTCTATACCACTTCTTGTGGCAACAAATGTCAATGTGACATAATTGATAGATCTAGCTGGTTGGATAAAGATATCAGCCCTAAACTCATTGTTGTCAATGACTGCTGGGGTGTTATTTGTTTCATCACAGATAACTTTAAAATCTTCAATACCTCTTTGGGATTGAATATCTCTCAAGTATGGTTCAACAATATTAAAGAAGTTTGCTCTTGTTTCATCATCATTAAGTTCAAAAAGTTGACTATTAGAAGCAGATTCAAGTGCTCTTTCAACAGTTAAGAAGAGTTTTCTTACATTAATCCTATCAAAGGCAGACTTATAAGAAAGTGCTGTCTTATCACCAAAAAGCATTGCGCCAGAGGCTTGCTGATTGATAACAGGATTAATTCTTGCACTGTAGAGTTGATCTCTTTGTGATTTAGTTGGATTATATGCAAGTTTAATTGAATTGTTAACTACACCTCTTTGAGCACCTGCAGGTGAGAACCAAGGGAAGTTTTCAAGTCCATTTCTTGCCATAATACCAGCAATATCACCATTCAAAGGAATATACCTAAATTCATTATTAAATCTATCATAAACATATTTGTAACCACTATCAAGAACTGCATAAGAAGAAGAATTAATTTTTGAATAATAATTCAATAAATTAGCAGTTTGAGTTGTAGTGTTGTTTACATTAACAACATTAGCTCTATGTGGAGAAATAACAGCCATACAGTCCTTTCTTCCTTCAGCAAGAGCAATCAAAAGATTTGCCTTTGCTTGAGTTTCTAGTTCAGATGATTGTGATGCTCCCATGAGTAAGTAGTCAACTCTTACTTCGTCACTATTTTCAAAAAGATTATATCCAGTAAGAATGTCACCAAGAGATCCACTCATTCCACCATTTGCACCATAATCAGCACCACCTTTTAATGTGTAACTTACATTACCTAATGCATTAAATTGAACTCCCTGAGCATTGAGACCCCAAGCACCAGCACCTAAAGTTACTTTTACATATCCAGATGAGAATCCACTTGCTTGTGGTTCTTTGTTGTTTACTGCATCAAAAGTTGTTCCACCATTAGCACCTACAAAAATGTATTGAGAATTATTTGCAAGATAACTCTTATAATAATTTTTAACTGGTGAATCACCATCAGCTAAAGAATCAAGTGCTTTAGATAAGAAAAGATTTGTTTCAAGAATATTACCTTGAATACCTGTTACAGTTCCTGTATCATCAACAACTGCTACGTGCAGTGCATCATTTCTTGAACTTCTATTATTTGCATATTGGTTAGTAACTGGTTTAGGTGCCAGATTCTTCCAAAAAACAGTTGAGTTTGTAAGACCTAGGGTCTGTTGGTCATACCAATCAACAGATGTTGCAGCAGTTAAATTAGTTCCAGTGTTAATACCAGTATTGTTTACAAATCTTACAACACTAGATGCAGGAATTGATGCTCCTTCATTTCCTCTTTCATAATTAATATTATATACTGTTCCAGTGTCTGTTGCAGCAGATGATACTCTTGATACAATTCTAATATCAACTGTACTGTTACCAGCAGCAGCACTAGACTGTGTACTGACACCTGTCACAATTCCTTTCAACATTCCAGTAAATGTTGATGTAGTTCCAACACCTGGAACAGTTGCATTGGTTATTTGAACTGTAACACCATATCCAACTTTAATGTCTTGTGCCCCACCAGATAAGGCAATTGTTGCAATTCCAACAGTTTGGTCAGCAGCATTATCAATAAAACAAACTTTTAGATTAGTTGCAAGTTCTCCAGGTGTTCTGGATGCATAGAACCAATCAGTTGCTGTTGAATAATTATTTTCATAATCATCATAATTTTTAATTTTTACTGTGGTTGAAGCAATAGAAACTCCAGCATTAGCATTATTGAGGTTTGATCCATCAATTCTTACAACACTTAATGCCCCACCATATGTTAAAAACTCTGATGCTGTCATCCAGGATTCATAATGATTATCTGATGCTTGGGGTTTACCAAACACATCAATAAGTTGTCCTTGACTTGAAACTAAAGTTGCTTCTTCAACAGGTCCAGTTTTAAATGGAGCTGCAATCGCACCAATATTATCTGTTACATTATCAGCTCTTCCAACAGTAAGGTCAACTTCTCTGACCAGAACCCCTGGAGATAATTGCGGAGTTGCCATGTTTTTCTCCTAATCCTCAGATTAACTAAAAATATTTATTGTTTCTAGTGTTTTCAGTGGGGAAACTATGCATGAACATTACCAATCTGGGTATTGCCAATCTGTATGTGGTTTATTTTTTCTACTGTCAATAATTCTTTTTATGGTGCATTCTTTACACTCATAAGAATATGATGAAAGTGATGGACCTCTGTCTCTTCTTGTTCTGTAAAATGATTCTATTAAATTTTTTTCTTCTCCACAAGATCTACATTTTCTTAAATCTAATAAAAGATGACCAAGTTTTATCTGTTCATCAAAGTCCACTGTTATTTTTCCTATATTGCTCTCTTTCTTCAATAGAAAATACACCAAGTTTTTCCCATTGCTTACTAACCATATCTACTTGAGGTGGTACTGAATATGGAGGTGCTGGTTTTGCTTGCCATTTATCAATTGCCTCCTGTGTAGGTACAACAATTATAAAAGGAGTATTGTCTTTAATAAATTCCTCGTTCATCTTTTCATATGTTTCAGGTGTTATTTTCATTTATCTATAATCCCACATATGTGACATGTCGCCATATTCATCAGTATACCATCTGTCTCCATCATTATCAACAAATGTTGCTTCATCTGAACCATCATTTATAAATCCAAATGGTGCCATATCTTGTTCAATCTGATTCTTTTGTTCTTCATATAATCTTTTCCTGACATCTTGATCAGTCAGTTCTTTAAAATAATCTTGAGCAACTAACCAAGCATATATTACAAGACACATTGCAAGATCATCATTACAACCTTCTTCTGCCTCAAATGAATTGTGTTTGGATATAAAAGTTGTAAGTTCAGATATAATTTCATAATCATTAAATAAAAGTTTATCCTCTTCAACAAGTGTTTTAAGATTCAAGGAACCTACTTTCTTTACTGTTTTGGACATCTTAATTCCAAGTTGTGTCTTTGAACCAGAAAATCCTTGACCAACAATTTGTCCTGCTCTACCTCTCATAGAACACATCAATAAATTTTGATATTCTAGGTCATATTGAAGAATACTTGCAACTTGATCTCCAATATCATTTACTTCACAAAGAATAAATGAATCGTTATATTTTCTTGCTATCTCCCAAATTATATTAGGAAATAGCATGGGTTTAATTTCATTATTTCTATATTTTGCTACAACTTTATGAGGAAATTCTGTAATATCTACAACAACAAAAGCAGAGTAATCATTACCAACTCCTCTAGCTACATCCACTGTCATTACATAATCATGTTTTTTTTGTGGAGGTTCATGTACATCTAATCCTGCACTTCTTTGAATTGGATTATCATAAATGAAAGTTTTTAATTTACTAGGTGCAATTAAAGTATCAACAGATCCTAGGAATTCACACTCAAACTCAATCTTAAATTGCTGTTCAGAAGTGTTTTTTATAGTTTGTTTTTTCCATTTCTCATCTCTTCCAGGGACTTCAGACCAATGAACATCTGTTGGTATGTAATCACTTATTCCTTTTTCAGCATCATGCCACATTCTGTAGAAGTGGTTCATACCATGAGGGGTAGAAACTATGATGACTTTTGTGCTTTTACCAGAAGTAATAGTAGGATAAACAGATGCAAAGAAGGCATCAGCGATGTGATTGGGGACAAACGCGAATTCGTCCAAGAAGAGGATATTGAACGACATACCTCTGACAGCACTTGCAGACGTAGAAGCTGCCAATATCTTACTGCCATTTTCTAACTCTAAAGATCCTTTGTTCCATGATAATATACCCTGTTGCATCCATTTAGGAAGATTTTCATAAGCAATTTGCAATCTACTTAAAAGTTCCCTAGCAGTTGACGCTTTGTTAGCGAGGATGCCAATATTAACACTGTCATTAAAGACGACATGGTGAAGCAGAAAAGAAATAACTGTTGTGCTTTTGCCAGTCTGTCTTGGCATTTTGCAGATGTTAAATCTATTCTTGTAAAAGTTGTTAATAAGTTTTTCTTGGAAGTCATAGGTCTTAAATGGTTGTAGACCATGGTCAAGAGTCACAATTTTTACATAATTTTGAGCAAAATATACAGGATCATCCTGACACCTTAAATATTCCTCAATATTTTCTTGAGAAAATTCAATTCTTGTATTTACTTTTTTTAAATTAGGATTGCCAAGATATACATTATCAGTCATAAATTATATTAACAATTCCAAGCTCTTAATGATTTATTTATTCTGCTGTTTGGATCATTTGCAGTTTTTGAAGAAGTAAGTTTTTTCTTCATACCACTCATTCTCGCACAAAAACTCTTTCTACGAGGGTTCCCAACTTTTTTTGAAGGTGCCTTAAGATCGCTTCCTGGGTTTTCACGCTCATACGACTTCCTGCCTTTTTCATTTAATCCTCCTTCTTTATTCTTTCCAGACTTTTTTGTCCATGATGCTGCCTCCTGCATTCCTGCATCAATCATGGGTTCACCAGGTTGATAAGGAGTAATATCAAATCTTTGAACAAAACATCCAGGATAAATTTTATTTAATGCATCTTGAACTTGAGATCTTGATGGTCTAGTAATTTCAGGGAAGAAAATCTTCATCATCATATACTTTCCTTTCCAAGAAAATGCTACAAGGTATAGATTTCCATTTCTAGCAGGTACTCTTACTGCCTCTTTAATTGTATCTTCATTAGGACACTCTTTCACACCATGAACAGGACACTCCTCCCCTTTATGGTTATGCATACATCCTTTCTTTTCTTCTAATTCTACACTTTCACTAGTTGCTGTCTTCCAACTACCACCTGCTGCTTTATATTTCTTAGCAGCCCAACCATTAGCATAAGCAGATGGATATACATCAAACTTTGCTCTTGCTTGTGACTTAAACTTAGACCAGAGTGAAGGATTAGTAGGTACATTTTTTTCTACAAGAATCCACTCCTGCTCACATTCAATTCTTTCAAGAATTTGTCTTACCATTGGTGAAGAACTTTCTTTTATCTTATTAGAAGTCATGATTGGTTTTCCTCCTTTACCTGAACGATCTGCAACTGGATCTTGTCTTCTTTTTCTTTGCACAGCTGAAGCTCTTTCTGCCTTAGACATTTTTGCTGCTTTTTCATTGGAAAGACATTTGGGTTTACCTTCTCCAGGTTCCCTTGCACATTTTCCAATTCTTTCACCTTTGGTGTTGTATCTATCCCATCCACCACCACCTTTTCCACCTTTAGGTCCAGAACCAAACCACTTTCTTAAATCTTCACTGACAGCACCATTTCCGTTGCCATTACCATTTCCATTAGAATGACCATTGCTATTAGAAACACTACCATTCTTCTTACCATTCTTTTTGGTTTTAGAATCATCATCATCTACAGAATGACCATTCTCTTTTCGAAGCATTCCCATGGGTCCAACCATCTTGAACCCTTTTGGAATGTCTTTGCATACTTTATCAGTATAGCAATAGTATTTTCCATCTGGACACTTCTTTTTCATTTTATATAAAAAGGTCTCTTCTTATTTATCAACCATCAAGTGCCACAGTAAGACCAAGAGTCATACCAGGTAGTGATTGCCAATTAGTTCCATCATAAAACTCCATTTTTTTACTTGTGGTATTAAAAATAATTGCACCTTCTGAAAAGGTTCCTGCATCTCTTTGTGTTGTTGTGTAGATTGGTGGATAGAAAGCAGTTGATGCTTTAATTGTAGATGCAGTAACAATTCCAGCATAGTTTGCATTGCCAGATGCTAGTATTGTTACTCCAACTCCAGGACCACCATCATAGTCATATCCAACATTTATTTCAGTTCTAGCAGTTACAATACCAATAGAATCAACATTAATTTTATTTTCAGTTCTGAGTGTTCCACCAATAGTAACATTACCACTAAATGCTGCAGAAGTTGCAGTTATGAAACCAACAGACATTCCAATGCCTGAAATATTTCCTTTAGTTAGAACTTCATTTAATGTGGTAGAACCTGCTAATGAAGTGCTGGCAATACCAACCCATTTTGATGTAGATGAATTGTATATAAGAAGTTGACCATCAGTCCCATCAAAAGTAACATCATCAAGATCTTTTATAAATCCTGCTCCACCACCACCCATAGTGGAGAGTTGAGTTTGGATTCTATTAATAAACAATCTGTAGTGTTTGGACAGATCATCAAGAGTGGCAAATTTTTGATCAAGAGGTGTTAATGGATCAGTTTGATTTCCAGCAGTTTCTTTTTCATTTGGAGGTTCATTAAGAAGACCTTCACTTAACTCTACCTGAGTTTTTTTAATCTCGAGAGATATTTTCTTTATATCCTCAAGACAATTTTTAACACTTACCTTGACAAATCTTACATCTTGTTTAAGTGTTTTTATATCATCATCATAATACTTTACTTCAGGTAATGATGAAAATTTTTGCTCAACATTTTCTTTTAATGAGTTGAAGAAACCAATGATTTTTTCATCAGTTTTTATGCTTTCCTCATTAATTTTAGTTATCTCTTTAGTGAGAATCTGTTTTAACTTATTTTGCTCACTTAATACTGCTTTTTTTAATTTTCTATCATCATCTTTAAATTCTTTATGGTGATCATAAATTTTTAAAGCAACTTCTTTGAACTCTTTGACGATTTTATCTTTTGTAGTCTTATAATTTTCTTTTAGATCTTTTAAATCTACTCTTTGTTCAAAATCTTTTACTTCAATTGTTTCATTAATCTCAGAAACTCTTAAATTAATTTTTTCTGTGATAAGATCAATGTGCCCTTGAACCTTTTTAAAGTCATCATCAATGACTCCAAAGGTTTTACCTATCCATGAAAAGTCAGGAACCTCTTCAACCTTATTAACCCAATCAGGAAAGGTAGGAATACTCTCATTAACTTGTTCAATTCTTGTTTTAAGATTCTTAAGGTCACTTTCATAATATTTTACTTCTGGAAGATTGGTAATTTCTTCTTTAATTAAGTCAATTTTTTTGTAAATATAGTCAATATCACCTTCATAGTACCTTACTTCAGGTATTTCAGGTATTTTTAACTCTATTTCATTTAATTTAACCTCAAATTCTTCATTTTTTGCATCTAAATGATAAATTTTGTCGCTTTTTAAATCAAAGCGTGACAAATTTTCTTGAATTTCAGTAATTTTTTCACTTAAGTCACCTAATTCATCATCGTAATATTTAATTTCTGGTATTTTTGGAATATCTTCTCTTACTTTGTTAACTAAAGTTAACAATTCTTGCCATTCTGGCGCTTTTACAACATCAATTATTTCTGCAAATGTTTCACCATTGGCATTTTCAATTGTTTGGTTATCTTCTTCTAATGGTTCTGTCTTATATTCTTCTACTGAAGGAAGTTCTTCGTTATTTTCAATAAAATCTTTATAAGAGGGGAGATTAGTATCCTCTACTATATCATTTATTGAAGGCAAATCCTCTTTTTTAGACATTTTATAAGTATAATACTTTGGGATTTCTCTCCCTGATGTATTATTTATCAGATGAGTTATTCTTCAATAGTTTTTGCAAATCAGCAGTAGATCCAACAAACAATGCATTGTTTACTGTTGTTGGTCCCTTACTTATCTGTTCTTCATTGACATCTTTTAGTTTTTGTTGAAGAGTCATTAACTTATCAGTTGCATCAGCAACATTTTTAATCAATTGACCAGCAACCTCATATGCTCTAGGCATTTCACTTTCTTGTGCAAGTTCAAGAATGCCATTGATTGCTTCCTGTCCTTTTTCAATTATAGAGTAAAGATTACCTCTTGTGTATTCATAATCTTTTTCTACATCATCTTTAGTAAGACGTGCAGGTTTCTCTTTACCAATAGGTGTTACATCAACAATGTTGCTATCTGAGTTTGTCATGAGATACTGCCATCAAATCCAAAGTTGTCACCTATATCAATAAAGTTTGCATCATTTGATGTAATACTATACACTGATGCACCAAGAACATGAGCAGCTGCTGTTGTTTTATCTTGTGCTCTCTTCACTGTAAGTTTATTGCCAGAAATAGATTCAACAAATATTTCTTCTTCTCCCATATAAACATATGTTTTTGCTGTTACTGATCCACCATTTGCAACAGTAATTACAGTTTCTGTTTCGTCTACATCTTCTGCAAGTGTTGTAATTTCTGAACCATCATAATCTTTTGTTGCTCTTGGCACAACCTTATAGGTGACATCTCTTTCATAAGAGGTCCCTCTAAGACCTCTCTGACCAGCAACGTAACCAACTTGAACCTTCTTAATGATATCATCAGTAACATCTGCTATAGGACCATATAAGTAAGTTTTAGCTACAAATCTAAAAGTATACACTAACGCCCTTCTTGTATCAAAGTTTCCTTCATAATCATCTTCCATAGAAACATTTTCCAATTGCACTGGAACATTCAATGTTTCTTTCAAATCACCAAGCATTTTAATTGGAAGAGTGTATGATGGTTGAAAATATGGTAAAATTTGTTCAGTTATTTGGAGCATGTCATCATTTAACTTTGTCATTATAGACAATTCAAAACCCATATTGTATGGAACTGGAAGATAAACTTTTTTAGCCTTTGTTCCATCAGTTTCAGTCTTAAAAAATGTTTGGGACTGTGATGCCTTTCTACTAGGATCATAAGACAAATCTGTAAACTCAAATGACATTCTTGGCAATGTCATTTGAACTGGTTTATTAAGATCAGCCTGCTGTTCCATTCTGGCAAGGAATTTTTGCGTAGGACCATAAGAAAGTGGCACTTTAATGATACTAAAAGTATCATTATCAGCATCTTTTTTATGAACTTCTATTCCATTAAAAAGGGAACCAAAGGCAATAATAACTGATCTGAATATTTCATTGTAGAAATGTTCAAACATTTTTTTATAATTTAACTATACTTCTATTTAACAGTTTTTAAACTAGGGCATTCCAAAAGGATTGCCCTTACTGAAATCTATGATATCATCTGCTCTAGTTTCAATATTATCATTATCTGCAAAAGGATCAACTTGATCATTTTTATCTTGTATTCTCATAGTATGTGATGCACCTGATTCTGAACCCACAATTGTTTCTCCTGGAGTAAATGATCCATCTACCAGTGAAACCTCAAGAGTATTATTTACAGAATCATATTTTTTTACTCTTGCAGTTGTTCCAGAACTTGAACCAGTTACAATTTCATTAAAAATAAATGATCCAGTACTTGTTGATATAGGAGATGATAATATAATGGTTGGAGTAAGAACATATTGAGAACCAGAATCAATAATATGAACTGTTGCAGTGCCTGCTATACTTACAGTAGAAATTCCAACAGCTGTTGCAACACCAACAACTTCATCAATATAGTTTTTGAAACTTGAATCATTTGAAATTGTAATTGTTGGGGGTGTCAAGTATCCACCTCCACCATTTATAATATTAATTGCTGTTACTACCCCACACCTATCAATACCAAATTCAAATACTGATGTTGCAATTCCTACGTTTGTAGATGTATTGTTTATAGTTAAACTTGATACTCCAACAGAATTAACAAATGAATCACCTACAATAAAATTATACAGACCACTATATCCAATACCAAGTCTAACTCTGTCACCAACTATAATTCCATTAGTATTAATTCCAGTAATTATAGTTGATCCTGCTCCCAATGTGCCAGTTGTAGAAATTGAATTGAATCTAATAGTTGCAATACCAGTTGCTGTAAACTGTGTTCCTATTCCAGATGGTCCAGATATTGAAACTGTAGGAGTTGAAATATATCCAAATCCACTGTTTCCAATTGAAAGTGATGTTACTGATCCACCAGCAGAAATTACTGCAGTTGCAGTTGCTACAACTGGAGATGGAGCACTAAAGGATATGGTTGGTCTTACAGTGTAACCAAAACCTATAGTTGCACCAGTTCCAACTGCCCACAAATTGGTTATAGAACTAAATCCTACAGCAGTAACAACTCCTGTAATTGGATTTATAGTTGCAATACCAACAGCAACTATTGAAGGAGTATTTGTGCCAGTTCCTACTCCTATTGTTACTGTAGGTGCTGTTGTATATGCTCTACCTGTTGTTGTAAATCCTAATGAACTAGGGTCAACAGATGATCCATCAAGACCACCTCCATTGTCTATGGTAGCAGCAGCAGATACAGATCCAGGTGAGGTTATAGTAACTGAAGGAGCTGATGTATAAAATCTACCCTCATCAGTAATGGTTAATGATAATACTGTGCCACCAGTATTATTATAATTATCTAAAGTAGCAGTGGCAATTGCATTATCTCCACTTCCTGTTGGTGTTGAAAATGTTACATCTGGTGCAGATTTATAGAACACACCACCTGTAGTTCCTCCAGGGAATAGGTAAGTAGCAATACCAACACTTATAGTTGTATTAATTACACTTGACCCTGCACCTGGATTTATTGGAACACCAATTGTAGCAGTTGCAGCAGCTCCTACATGAACAGGAGTGGAAATTCCAACAGTAGGTGGATTTATATATCCTGACCCAGGATTTGTTAAATCTAAAGTCTTTATTCCTCCAACCTTTTCAAGAATAATTGTTGCAGATGCTCCTACACCACCTCCACCAGTGAAAGTTACTATTGGAGTATCAACATAACCACAACCAGCATTTGTGAGTTTAACACCTACTACCTTTCCTGTTCCCTTTATACCATTACAACCAATATATCCATAATCCATTGAAGCAATTCCAACTGCATTCACTCCTCCTATAGGAGCAGCTGAAATAGCAACTATTGGTGCTGATGTATAACCATCACCCATATCTGTTATATCTACAGTTCTTACAGAACCTGAGCAAATTCCAGAAACAGATGCTGTTGCTGGTACTGCAACACCAATCAGAGTAAGTGTCTGAATGTAACCAATTTGTTCTATTTCATCATCAATAGTTTCTACACCAGTATCAAGAACTTCATCTTCATATCTGTAAAGTTGACATTTAAGAGTGTAGATATAATTTTTTTGTAATTGATAAAAAGGTTGTTCATGTTCAACATAGTTTATTTCAAATAATCTATCTCCAAGTGGAAAATAAATTAAATCACCTTCTTTTGGTCTAGTTGATAATTCAATATTTGGAATATTTTTTATAAGGGGTGTAATATAATTCTCGTATCTTTCTCTTGACACAATAAGTGTCATATCATCAGATTCTTGAATACCAAATTTTGATAATAAGGTTCCTTGACCACCATACCCTTCATAACTATCAAGATATGCTTCAATAGGATAGGCATTATCAAATTCAGATTGAATTACTTCCCTTATAACAGATGCTTTTTTTACATATCTTCTAGGGATATAATAAATTTCAATCCCATACATCTTCAACTGTTCGTTGACAAGACTTTGTATGAGACCCTGCTCTTGTTTTGAGTTGTTTAGAAAGAATGGATTGAGCATGAAATCATCCTATTAGATCAAAAGGTGGAACTTCGTAAGTACTCATCATTTGGGTTTTTATTTCATCCAATTCTCTTTGTCCATCATCAAATATTTGTCTTCCATTAAATTCAATACCACCAGGAAGTTTTACACCTGTAAATTTAATTAGGTTCTGTCCCCACTGTTTTTTAATTAATGCTGTAAGATATTTTTTAATAAATGGATCATTAAATACTCTTGAATAATCATTTGGGTCAAGTGCTCTATAACAATCCAAAATAATAAACTCTCCCTCTTTCAATTGGTCCCAATCAACATCAAGATACATTCTATCTTGTCTTATATTAAATCTAATTCTTTTATGTGTATTAAGAAGGAAATCCATAGTTTCCAAATAACTCATAGACATTGAATAAGATAGTAAATCCATACTCCCAAAATAGTTAATGTCATTCAAGAACATTTGGTACTTGAAACTAAACATATTACTACTACTTGCTACTTGAGCATCATCATATTTGAATATTTTTTCAATGCCTATAACTTGAGGAGGAACCTGTATATAATTACTGTTCTCATAAAATTTAAATGTTGTAGCATCTCCTCCAACAGTAGTTGCAACATCTGTATTTACTATTCCTTTTTCAGTGGTAGGACTTTTAGCACCTGGTGGCCTTGCTTTTCCTCTATCTACATCCTCTGCAGTTATTTGATATTTAAGAAATGCTTTTTCTACACCATCATAATGCCTTTCATTAAAATATTGAATAGCATCATCCATCAAATCTTGTATTTGTTCTTCTGCGACATTAATTTCAAGGACAGGAGCACCTAACTGTCTTAAGCAATAATCTATTAATTCTTGTCTTGAAGATGGTTGTGCCATTATACACTATATCCTTTCCTATATTTAGGAAATGGATAGACCTCCCTCCACCACTACATTTCCAGAAACCATTTTATACACAGTTGATGCTGAACTAACAACATTAATATCATAATAATATCTACCTGGTTTTAAATCTTTTGTAATAGTATCTGAAAGTGAAATATTGAACTCACCAGTAGAAGCACTAGTTATATTAGCAGAAATTGATTGAATTCCTCCAGTAGATGCTCCAATAGAAACACTTTTTTTCATCTTAGCGTGTAATGAATATCCAGATAAATTAAATGCAGATTTATTTTCTTGTTTTACTGCAAAAGTTGAAATAAAATCAGCACCCTCAAAAATGGTAAGGTTTACACCATATGCAGCATTTGAATCTGGATTGAAAGTAATTGTGTTGTTAGCCATTAACTATTGACCTTAACATTGATTTGATTTGATCTAGATCACTTTTTAAATCATCTACTTTTTCTTCAAGAGAATTAACTCTCTCCTTCTCAGAAGAGAGTCTTTTTCTATTTGTTATATAGGTTTCAAATTCATTTTTGTTAGTATTAACAATGGCACCAGTAGTTGAATCTCTAAAAAGACCATCCTGGTTTTCAACTGGTATCAAATTCATGCTAATGCAATTGCCCTAAGATTTCTAAATTGTGGGACAACTGTTTGATTAGTAGAAGTACCAATCATTTTCAATCTAAATGATCTGAATGGAGCAAGATTCTCCATTGTAAAGATATATTCTTTAAAATCATTTATTGCAGGTTCAGGGGTCAGATTGTCAGATTTAAACATCTTTTTATCTGCAGTTGCATCACTATTTGCAGGATTAATTACATTACCAAATGTATCAATATTTTGAAAACCAGGGAATGGTATGAAAATAGTTTCATTAGCATTAAGTTCTTGATTAAGAGCAAAGAACATTCTTAAATCACTTGTATTGGCAATATAACCATCAATGAATACCTTCAATGATGTTGCAGGATTTTCAAGTTCAACTAACTTACTAACGTAAATCATACTATTTGGATCATTAGGAATGCTACTTACTCTTGAATCAGTAGCAAAATTAACTATAGGACCATTTACTCTGTTAGAAACAAAGATAACTGAAGATTTATCTAAATCTACAAATGGAGATAATCTTTTATCATAAGATAACAAATCCATGTTCATTGTAAATGATTTTGATCCAGGAAGATTTGTCAAAAGATCGTTTTCATTTGTTTGAGATGCAACCATTCTTTGTGATTCAAAATAATTTTTCTTCATGAATGTTACATCTTGATAACCTTGATCAATGAATGAAGATTCTGTTCCAGAAACAGATGTTTCTGATATAGTTCTTACACTTCCATTGATTGAAGTTCCTTCTGGAACTGCTGAAGTTACACTAGGAACAATTACTGAGTAAGGAAGATTATAAGTTCCTTTAGACAAAGATCCACCACCAATACCAGAGGAAAGATAATTTGTTTTAGGAATAAATGTTCCACCAACTCCTGTTCTAATAGTACCATTTTTAGTCATGTCAATCTTAACATGATATTCATCAATACCAATAGAGTCAACAACTGTTGAATCATTCAAGTTGTGAATGGTGTTAA